GATAGGGCAGAGGAGATCTTCTGGCCGCGCTCGATGCGATGGTCGGGGCGTGCCATTAGGTGACGCCGATCCCGAGGCCCGCAAAAGATGTCTTGCGGTAGACCTCGTTGACGTAAACGTATTTAGGTTTCTTGAGTAGCGTGCCACCAGTCACGTCGCTGTCATAATAAATCCACATGTACTCGTGGCCTTTTTTTTCCACGCCAGAAATTGAACCGATCGTCTCGGCTGGATACGTCTGGCCCGAGCCTGCGTTGGGGTTGGCTACGAATTTGTAGGCGAGGTTCCATGGGCCAGAGCCCTTGTCCTCGTCCCACTCGTGCGACCCAGAGCATCCGACGAAAAGCACCTCTCCTGCTGGGAAGGTACGAAACGTGGCGTCGTTCACTGTGCCTGTGAGTTGGGCCACCGTCTTGATATAGGCGCTGGTGATATAGGCATGGGGGACGTCGTAGTTTTCGCTCCACTGGAGCTGTGGGACAACGATGTCCACGCCGGCTACGCTCTCGCCGTCCACGCCGATGGCCTTATTCATCGCAGGAGGCGACGTGCCGTAGGAAACCTCGTTGCGGGCCTGTGTGATGTGCTTCGTGCCACCCGAGGTGTCGAACGATCGCGAGCGATGGAGAGGGTCTGGCTTGTCCTCATCCTCTGCTCCATCCTTGGTGTACTGGACCGAGAGCTGCCACGCCTCATCGCCCAGATAGGAGAGAGAGTAGCTCTCGACCATGAGCTGCATACCGGGAGCGCCGGGGTACTGCCAGAACGTCCCAGAGATCGTGGAATTGATGTCGGCATGGACTTCGACATCGTCGGTAGAGCCAAAGATCTTGTAGCTCTTGACGTATGTGCTTTGAGACTTTTTACCCAGTCGCACAATCGACGCAGACCGACTCGCACCGTCTTCAACCCAAGTCAATGTCATGCGGACACCTTCGCCTCTTCCTGCTTCTTGAGCGTCTCGTGAATGGCCTTGAGTGTCTCAAGCTGTTTCTCTGTGGTCGTGGTTGCCCCGAATCCCATGCCAGCGCCACTCGCACTGAACGACCCGATTGCCTCTGCGGTTTTCCCGAGAGGCGTGGCTGCGACGTCGGCGGCGGTCTGCTCTGCGGTTTTCCCAAGAGGGGTAGCGGCGACGTCTGCGGCGGTCTGCTCGGCAGCCTTCTTCTTTGCGTCGGTGTCTTGGTCCTCGATGGCTCTCGCCTTGTCGACTTCTAGAGCTTGGTTGTCGATCGACTCGGTCAACCTGTCGAGGCTCTCTGCCGATGCACCAGCAGCCCGCAATCGCTCAACCTCGGCGTAGAGATCACGCAGATCGTCCACCGTCTTAGCGCTGCCGACTGTGCCTTCCACCGCCATTGCGTCTTTGTTTGCCCCCAGCTCGGCTCGCTTGCCAGCGACTGCGGCGTCGGCTGCGGCCACGCCCTCCTGCCTACTGTCGGCACGGGCCTTGGTGCGGTCGGCTCTGTCCTTGCGGTCCTCGCTATTCTTCGTGAATCGGTCAGTGTTGCGCGTGTCTGACTTCGCTTGGTTGTCTTTGTTTTCTTTGTCTGCCGTTGCAGTGCGACTGTCTACGCCGGGGTGTGCTAATTTGATCGCGACATTCTCGGCGTCCTTCCTTGTTTTGATTTCTTCTACATCTGCCTTTACAGTTTTCGACCCAGACAGCAAACCAGTGATGTTCGTCCATACGGTCTCGATCAATGAAACGGTTTCATTAAACGTCTTACGAATGCCGCCCAAGATGTTATCCACAAACCCCATCATCACAGCCCCAGCCGTGTTGGTGAGTGCCGACAGCGTTGTCCATAGGGAATCCCATGTTGCAAATATCCCCGTCCCCAGATCTCCAAATACGTTCTGCAACCCCTCGATCCATGGATCGACGTAGGACATGATCGCAGCCATGCCCCGCAGAAACCCTGCTTGCAAACCGAGCCACAGCATCGTGGCAGCACCTGCCAAGTCGCCCGAGCTGATGGCGTCAGAGATGCCGCCGAAGGTGCTGACCGCCGTAGCCTTGAGGTCGCCAAAGACGACGCTGGCATCTTTCACGACGCCGGAGAATGTGGTGGAGATTGCAGTGCCTGCGGTGCTGGCGAGGTCAGCCACAGGGGCCAGAGCGCCAGAGATGCTGCCACCGAATGAGCCGAAGAGCGCAGCAGCCCCAGCCACCGCTGCACCTAAGAGAAGGAATGGGGCCAGCGGTAGCAGCCATGCCGCAGCCATCGCAGCGGTGCTGGCGATCGTGCCGGCCAGCGCCATCGCGACGCCTCCGAGATACGATCCAACCCCCGCGAGACAGCCAAGCGCCCATGTGGCAACGCCAGACGCTGCCGAGGATACCCATGCCACTGCCATGGTCGCTGTGCTGACAACAGTCGCACCGAGGGCCACAGCCAGACTTGCCACATAGGCTCCAATCGACCCTGCTGCTGCGACGGCAAACGCAGCAGTCGCAGGCATAGCGTTGGCGATCCATGCACCCGCCATCAGGGCAGTGCCGACCACCGTCTCGGATACAGCCATGGCGATCGCTGCGACATACGTGCCTATGCCGACAGCCACGCCAGCGACGAATGTGCCAATCGCCGTGGCTATCCCACTGAGCCACGCAGCGGCCATCGTGGCAGTCGCCACGACCGTCTCTGCCACAGCCATGGCGATGGCCCCGATGTAGGCCCCGATTGACGCTGCGGCCTGCACGGCAAACGCTGCGATCGGTTTGGCCGCACTGGTCGCCCAGGCTGCGCCGACCTTGGCCGCCATCGATATAGCATTGGTCGCCGGTGCTGCGATCGCGGCGAGGTCCTTGATCAAAGACTTGCCGAACCCCATGCCGAACTTGGCGAGGCTCTGGGCAACAGGCCCGAGGAATGCAGCGGAGATCCTTGTAGCCGATGCGACGGCACTGGCAGACGTCGTCGCCGCCGACGCCGCAAACCCTGCGAGGCTTTGAGACGCAGACACGCCGAACGAGATGACGGCAGAGGATGCCAAGAGCGACGCCTTGGCGACCACTCCGAATCCACTCAAGGCAGCCGAGCCGATGGTAGAGAGTGGCCCGATCGCCAGACGGGCCGCAGTACCCAAGACGCCGAGAGCCTTGCCCGCGATCGTGATTGGCGACATCAACAGATTGAATACCTGCACCAAACCAGTCACGCCTCTGGTCAGACTGAGCATCGCATTGCCGAACGCACTCAAGGCGACGCCAGCGGCAAAGATGCCCGCCGAAACCTTGAGTGCCATTTGCACGAGGTCTTTGTTCTTGTCGAGATAGCGAGCGATCGCCGCTGCGTTGATTGTCAGGATTTTGGCAATCTCTGTCAGGCTCGGAGCCAGTGCGGAACCGATCGCATTACTGATCGCACCAACCGCCCGATGCATACTCGTAAGGGCAGACCCAAACGCATTGGCACTCTTGGCACTGTCGGTGCTCATGACGATGCCCAGCTCTTCTGCCTTGCGAGCCATCTCGTCGAGGCCAGCCGTGCCGTCTGCGATCATCGGCAGGAGCTGCACGCCAGCCTTGCCAAAGAGTTGCATAGCCAGAGCTGCACGCACAGCAGGATCGGGGATCGCCGCGAGGGCTCCCACGATGGCCCTGAATCGCTCCTCTGGGCTCATCCCACTGATCTGTGCCATTGAGAGGCCGAGCCGAGCGAATGCCGCAGTCGCCTCCTTGCTGCCGCTGGATGCCTCGGCAAACGATCGATTGAGATTGATCACGCCCTTGCTGACATCTTCGAGCGTGGCTCCATTTTGCTCGGCAGCGAAACCGAGCTTGCTCAGACTCTCGACGCTCAAGCCCGTCTTCTTGGACATGTCGAGCAGGGCAGATCCAGCCGTTCCAAATGCCACAGTCGCAGCGATCATGCCACCAGCAGCAGCGCCACCGATGGCTGCGAACTTGGCGCCGATGCCAGCCAGCTCGCGGCCCACGTCGTTGACGCTCGTGGCGAGGCCACGCATCGCAGAGTTGAAAGCCTTTGTGTCGGCTCCCACTTCTACGAAAACTTTGCCAGCTCTGACTGCTCCTGCACTCATGGGACTTTCTTCGCGTTTGGCCCAAAGAGCGCCGCTATCTCAGCGGCAGTCGCTTGGCGAGGAGGAGGCTTCTTTGCAAATGGGTGGTACTTGTAGACGTCTGCGGCAGGCTTGCCCTTCTCGCGATTCATATTGGCCTGTTGGCACAGGAGGTTGGCCGTATGCCACCAGTCATTTTCTAAGCGACCATCTCTAGCGAGGACGAGCTGTCGATAGGTCCACTCTCCTGGGTGGACTCCGAGGATTCCGGCAGCTTCCCAGATGCAATCCCAGACACTGCGGCGTCCACGTCCAGACTCTCCATCTGCGTCATCGCGTTGTTGAGAATTTTTGCTGTCATCAGCTCGAACTTTGCGGCCATGGCTGCGACCATCTTTCGCAGCCGGAGCGGGAAAAAATCAACGATTTCGCTTTCCAACGCCCTTGCTGCATCCTCAAGGGATTCGCCTCGGAGTCCATCTAAGAATTGTTCTTTGGTGAGGTTCTTTTCGGCGATCTGTGCGATGAGCAATGCGGCCAGCACCTCGCCCAACTTTGCGAAACTCGACCGGATGACTGCGAGGGTCTGGTGGATCGTGCCGATGTCGACCAAGTCGAATGGCGTGGGCTTCTTCACCTTGCGAGTGCTGCCATCAGCGAGCGTCTCGTCTGTCTCGACGTCCACGCTGACGAGGTCACGCACCCGCAGGGCAGAGGCCACTGTGAGGGCGATAAGCCATGGGCGGCCCTGATCGTCCTTGAATTCTTTCATCGAAGTCCATCCTTTGTAATCTTAAGTTCAGCAGTAAATGCCACCACATCGTCCAGCGGATCAGTTTCTCCGACGTTGTTCACGATCGCTTCGAACGACCACCCACCAGCGCCTCCGCTGACTGTGACTTGCGCGCCAGACTCCATCGCTGTGATCATTGAGACGGCGTCTGTTGCGTCAAGAAATTCGACCGTACAACTCGCGTCGAACCCAGTCGAATAGACGGAGCTATACCGCGAGCCAAACTCGTTGATGTCGATCGTCCTGGCGGTCTCGGTGAATGTGGCGTTTCGTGCGGAGGCGACTGTGCCACCGACCGAGACTGTGCAATCTTTGCCGAGTGTGATCGCCATATCGGCTCCGAGTTAGCCGAAGAAATTCAACTCGACGGTGTACGTGACTGCTCCGTCGATTGATGCATTCTCTGAAACGCTCGTGGCCTGCATACCGCTTGTGGCAGCGTTGCCAGCCACCGTTGCCATTAGCGCAGACGAGTCGTGGCACTCGATCGACCAGCTCTTGCTAATGAATCCAGCGACCATTGTCTTGTATCCGCTGCCCATGTTGCCACGGTTGGAAATGTCGATCTGGTCGCAGGATTCTGTGTACGTAGCAGAAATAACATTTGCGTTGGTCACGACCGGGGTCGATGTGCCTACTGAGCCGAGAGTGATTGCCATGGTGTCCTCTGTGAAAAAAATGACTATTAGGGAGCCGAAGAGCGTGAGCACGAAACAGAGTAAGTGACGATGCCATCGATCGGGGAACTTTCGGCAACACTCAGTACGATGAAGTCGTCAGACAACCCGCCAGCAGAGATGCTGACAACGTCGCCTGCCGAGCAGCCGGGATCGTCAACGCATTCGACGTCGATCTTCATTTCGGCTAGACCGCCTCGGAATTTCTTCGTTGTGTCGCCGAACTTCGTGACGTCGATCGTCGTTGCCGACACGGATGACGAAGCGCTACGAGCGTTGGATATTCCGGTGACCGTAAAATCCTTACCGAGATCGGGCATGAGAGATCCTCCGAGAGTGTGTGTGTCTGATCAATTTAGAGCGGGGCCAGAAATGCCGTAGGGCCTCATTAGCCCTTCAAAGCGTCCTTGAATTTTTCGTGGACTTTTGCCAGTTTTTTCTGCATGGCTGCGTTGTTTTGCATGAATGGCCGTGCTGGATAGCGGGCGTTTTTTGTTGTGTCGGTGCGTTCCCAGTGCCTGCTCTGGATCGCCTTGTGGTTCCAGATCACAGCCCCCATCACGTAGCCGCTCGCCCCTGCACGGTCGCGCGATTTCTTGCCCTTCTTGCTCGCGTAGGCCCTGCGGGCCTCGCCCACTCCGACGCGAAACATCGTCAGGTTGAGCGAGCCACCGAACTCGTGGAGCTGGTTGAGCCAGGGGCTGCGATAGACGCCGACGACAGCCGACTTTGACGCAGCGTCGTAGTAGTCCGCGATGTCGTTGTACATCCACCGCCTCGGCGACCAGCTCTTCACTGGGCTGCCGGGAGGTCGAGGCTTGCCACCGCTGACGATCGTCATGTCGCGGTAGAGGCCCTGCTTGTAGGTGACGACGGCCTTTGCCCCTGCCGCTTTGTTCCCAGCCTTGGTGCGAGCTGGGGCAGCCTGACCGATAGACCTCTTGGCCTGCTCCTTGAGATCGTTGCCGATCTTTCGCAGTGCCTCGTAGTTGCCCTTCTCTAGGAGCTTGATGACTTTTTCAGAATCGAACGACGCCGCCCTCACCTTGATCGTGAGTTGGAACCGTGGAGAGCGATCGACGTATGGAGCACGCATGGCGACTCTATCGGAAGTAGCGGTAGGTGGCTGTGATGACTGCCCGCCAGACGTTGCGGTCTCGCAGTGCCTCGTCTGGATCGATCGCGATCGTGACGGCCACAGGACTGCCGCTGCCCGCAGGCCAGCCTGCGGAGTCCCATGTGTGGTTTCGGACGGCGTCGCCAACCTCCTCGGCCAGTGCGAACATGGCGTCCGCATCGGCGTCGGTCTCGACGTGCCGGCCTACGAAGATGTTGAGCTGATAGTCAATCTGGAATATCAGGCGATTAGCCCGAGTCATCTCCACGCTGCCGGGAGTGACAGCGATCACAGGATTAGCCAGATCCTCAACAGCGTAGCTGGGCCAGTTTGTGCGGGAGACCAGTGGCGAGAGGCTGAATGTCTCGGCGTCTAGGCTGGCTGCCAATGCGTCTGCCAACTCGATCAATGGGCTAGGCATGACAGGCTCCGAGGATACGCTCCATCGCGACGACATTGGCCGCTAGGCGTGGATCGTCTGGGCATCTTCGCACCGCCTCACGTGCGTGTGTGAGGGCCTCGGGTCGTTGCCCCAGCTCCCAGAGTGAGACTGCCAGTAGATCGACAGCTCGATCGCGAGAGGCTGGATCGGTGGCGTGTGTGCCTGTGGCAGTCGCTGCGATGGCTCGGCGAGCGTGGCTCTCTGTGTCTTTCCACTCCCGAGCAAAATAGGATTGGAGCGCCAACTGCTCGTGGGCATCTGGCTCGTCTGGGGCCTCACGGGCTGCGGCCACGAGCTGGCCCACGTCGCTGGTCAACCGAGCCAGAGCCCGACGAGCATAGGCCCGCTCGGTGACTGTGCCGCCGGCCATGGTGAGATATTCGGTGAACACGGTGACGGCCTCGGGCATCGCGGCGTAGTCGAGCTCGCGAGCCAGATACCACCGAGCCCGAGCGTCGGTCGGGGCCTCGGCCACCGCCACCCGCAGGAGCGAGAGGTCTGTGGAGTGGCGCTTGCCAGCGTCCCTGAAATGGTGGATTTCCATCCCCTCGGCGATCGCCTGTCGCTTGGGGGCGGCCCACGAGATGAGGCCCTCGTGGGTCGCAGCACTCCAGCGGAATCCGCTGCGAGCGTGAACACGATCGCAATAGAACACGCAGCCCTCCCGGCCATCCTCCCGCCAGCTCCAGACGTAGCGGTAGGCGAGACTGTTGACCCCGTCCACCCACGCCCGCTCGATGGCCTCACGCCAGCCGGGGAGGATACGCTCGTCCAGATCCAGACGCACCGCTACATCCAGATCGCTAGGGAGATGGTGGAGCGATAGATTGTGGGCATCGTCCCACCTCCATGGCACGACGTTGCCTGTGGCGACGGTGACGCCAGACGCCAAGAGAATGCCGACGGTGTCGTCTGTGCTGCCGGTATCGGTGACGACTCGCACGTCAGCATCTGCGCAGCTCTCGGCCCATGCCTGGGCGTGCTTGGCTTCGTTCTTCGACAGAGCATAGACGCCGATCCTGAGCCTCATGTGAGCACCGCCGCCTGACGTAGGCCATCGTTGATCCAGTCCACGCTGCGACGGCGATCGGTGGCAAACTGCACGACCGCAGCCTTCACCTGAGCATTGTCGCAATCGTCGGCCAAGATCGCTGGCACATGGGCCACTAGGCACAGATCTGCCAAGGCCCCGGCGAATGAGTGATCGCCATCCACATGGGCAAAATCCGCAGGGGGCAGGCTTTTGACAGCGTGACTATCCACGATGATGAGGCTGGCGTCGATCGCCAAGCGGTCCACGACGCTCTGCCAGTGTGCCAGGCACTCAAGGCTATCGGCGTCCATTGCGCCATCAATGCACAGGTAGCGAGCGTCTGGGGCCACTGTCGCGAAACACGCCAGGCTGTACCCGCAGCGAGTGCCGATCTCGATCACCCTGCGAGGCTTGAGGTCGGCGACGATCGCGGCCTTATGGAAATAATGATTTTCGACTCGCTCGTCCAATGCGAACCAGTCATGCGGACGCCAGCAGTCCACGAGCGTCTGGCAGATCTTGGCTCGCAGTGTGGATTTCATAGAGCATCGCCCAAACGTCGACTTGGCTGATCTCGACAGTCCACGCCTCGGCATCCCGAACGCCGAAGCTGACGACCACACGATCACCCGAGACCGCGAGACCGGATGCAAACTCGATCGCCTGCTTTTCTTTGAACGAAAACAGGGGCGACATCTTTCGCAGCGTCAGGCTATTGTCGACCCAGATGAGGCGATGCTCGTAGGCCCTCTGGCCGTGTAGATGGGCCACCTCGTGGATGCACCCCAGATACCCGCCATGGAATGGCACAAGCTGACTGCCACCCCGAAACCCCTTGGCAATCGTTGGCGAGGCTGCCCCCCTAATTAGCTGCCACGACCCATCGGGCATCGGGTCAATCGACACAGTGCGGCCTGCGTGGCAACAGGAATAGAGCCAGCCTCCACGGCCCTCAATGGGCATCCAGTTTTTCTCATGCTCCTGCTCCCCGAGACCGTCTGCGATCTCAAGGTTTGAGAGCGCTGCCGTCTCTACATCTAGGTCTGCCGTGCCAATGCGACATCTGCCATCGAATCCGCTTGCGTTACGCACAGTGGCAGATACGCCGAGCTGGTCGCCTGTGCGACGCAGCCGACAGTCTTCGAGGCCCCAGACTGGGTATCCCGATTGTGGGTACGTCGGGCCTGTGATGATGCGAGCGTCGAGAATGTCTAGGTCGCTCGACAGTCGGACGAGGATGTTCTTTGTCTTGATGACGCCGCCGTCGGTGGCAGGCATCTCGTATCGGCCTTGAATGATGGAGTAGTTGCTCGATCGCACGATCGCAAGGAACCCGCCGCCGTGCGAGATGATCGCTGGGTTGAACAGGCTCCACCCATCGCCTGCGGCCTCGATGTCGAATCGGCGAAACGTGACGCCGGCCAGCTCGTCGAGCGTGGATGTGTAGTACGTGCGATTGGTGCGGGCCGTATCCTCGACGCCATCGGGTAGGGAGTCCATCGAGAGAATCCGATCGCAGGCACGCCTGCCTGTTGCAAATTCGCCGACGTAGTAGGAGTGGATCGCCAGCGATTGGAGGTGGGAGAGCATGGGCTAGACAGGATCGGTGAGCGGCGAGGTTGGAGGAGAAAAGGCTCCCGTATAGACCCCAAAACCCTTGACGATGCGGATTTCGTCAAGGTAACCGCTGAAGAACCAACCGAAGCCAGGAGCACCGCCGAACGTGACGTCTGGGCTGACGACGTTATAGTTTTGGGCTGCGGAGCCTATCGGATTCATCGCTACCCCGTCAATCCAACCATAGTCTGTTCCTGCGACTCGAACGAGCGCGAAGTGATACCACACGCCCGTTGTGAGTGCCTGCCCGACGAGCCCTTCGGAGTAGCAGTTGTTTACATTCGGAACGCCCGACGGGTCGAGGTAGAACAGGAGGCCGCCTTGTCCGCTCTGCGGAGCACCCGCCGTAAATACTCCTTGATACGAGCCGAGCGAATTGAGCATTAGGAAGAACTCGACCGTGAAGTCGGCGTCCCAGTCGCTGTCGTCCATTGTCGCTTCAAGATAGCCAGAGGAGCCGTCGAACGATGCCGAAGCACCCCCGAACTTCGACTGGGTAACGCTTGTCGTAGCGCTGCCGCCGACAGTGATCGAGCGAGCGTAAGTCGAGGAGTCCGTGAACGAAACACCTCCATCGCTGCCGTCGCAGTGCAGGAGAAGGGCGGCTGCTACCGGTGGTATGACTTCGACGTTCGTCACCTCGGCGAACCATTTCGTTTCAGTCGCCGAGTACGTTGCCCGAACAAACGTCCGGTAGTTCGTCGCATCGTTGATCGAGCCAGACACGATCGCGAACTCCGTGCCAAGCGTCACAGCCTCGGCAGCGGTGCGAGTGATTCTCCAGAGAATCTGCTGGCCGTCTGTGTGAGTGCCTGTGGGGTTGGCGACTACGCCCGTGCCATTGAATGTGATGTCATAGACATTGCCACCCAGCGCGAGATTTGTGGGCTGGTCGCCGCTGCCCGTCCCAACAGCGATGACGACAGGCGTGCCACTACCAGCCGGCCCCGTAGGGCCGGCGATTCCGCTCCCAACCAAGTCCCAAGCGTAGCCGGTCCATCGGTAGGTGCGGCCACCCGTAGTGGTTTGATCGTCAATCGCTGGAGAGCCGGGGAATGTGAGTGCCATCGTTGAAGTCCGTTCTAGTGTGCGTAGTCGTTGAAAATGTATTGCCAGTTTGTGCCGTCAAAAATCAGCGTCGCGTTGCCGCGAAACGTGCCAGAGAATCCGCTCTCGATTGTCACGACGCCAGTCGCGGTTGTGGTCTTGACGTTGAGCACCTTGGTCCAGTCGGTGGTGGTATTTTTGATGACCAGATCAAAACCATTGGAGATGCCAGTGGGTAGCGTCACATCTCGATCCACTCCATCTGGGTCGATCCACTGATAGAGATCACTGACGCTCGTCAGCACGACTGTGCCTGTGGCGGTGGTGAGCGAGATGCCACCGCGATACGCACCGCCTGCGCCCGTGGGACCTGTAGGTCCTCCACTAGGGCCGGTGACTCCCTGCTCACCTTGCACTCCCACCTCGACCCACACGCCAGCGTAGCGAAGGTAGTAGCGCCCGCTTGAGTCATCGAGCCAGAGAGCGCCATCGAGGATCGCAGCCGGAGCTGTTGGCCCAGTCGCGTAGAATTCTTGATTGCCTGTGTTGCCCGTTGGGCCTGTGTCTCCGAAACCGTTAGCGCCCGTACTGCCCGTTGGTCCGGTCACGGTGGACGCTGGGCCTGTGTCTCCGTAGCCCGCAGGGCCGGTCCTGCCCGTGGGACCCGTGATAAAAGAAGGTGGGCCGGTCATTCCCGTGCTGCCAGTCGGGCCAGATGGTCCGCTGGAGACATCAATACCCGCTCCCCATCCGGTCACGGCGTCTTTCGGCCCGTACAAATACTTGCCAGTGGTGTCGAGATACAGATCACCAACGCCACCCATGATGCCTGTCGGCGCGCCGCTGCCGGCGAGAACTGGTGAGCCACCTGTGGGTAGAGAAAAAAACGGCATCTAGATCACGCCCCTGGCTGCCAGCCGAACTCAATCCACACGCCGGAGTAGCGGATGTAATATTTCCCAGTCTCTGTGTCGATCCACGCCTCGCCGTCGTTGGCAGGCTCTGGGGCAGTCACACCAGTCGCGTAGACCTGACCGATCCCGACTGCGCCCGTCGGTCCTGTCACTGTAGATTGTGCGCCTGTGTCACCCGTAGGGCCTGCGATCGTTGAAGCCTCGCCCGTGGGACCAGTCACATTCGATGCGTCACCCGTGGGACCAGTGATCGAATCGCCTGACGCGCCGGTCGGGCCTGTGATTGTGGACGCCTCGCCCGTGGGGCCGGTGACAAATGAGTCTGCTCCAGTGGGACCGACGTCACCTGTCGGGCCGGCCACAGTCGACGCATCCCCCGTTGGGCCAGCCACATCAGACACAGGACCAGTTGCGCCAACGCCACCCGCAGGGCCGGTGACAGTCGAGCTGGCCCCCGTCGGGCCTGCCACTCCAGCCGATGCGAAGTAGGTTCCGATCTGTGAAATCGCGACACGTTTTGTGGACGAGTTGCTTGAGACGATCAGTAGGTCAGTCCCGGTGACGCCCGTGATGGCCGGTAGCTCGGAGACTCTTGTTTGTGTGGGCATTAGTCAACCGCCAATGGGACTACGATCTCATCTCCGGCCTCGGTCACGATGTACGCTATGTCGCGATCTGTCTGCTGCGTGTGGATTCTCACCATCGCTTGGAATGCATCGGCGAACCGATACGGCGCCACGCCCCGAGGGCTCGACACCTCGTAGAACGTAGCCACATCTCCGAGCGTCTCGACAATCACATCGCCTCGCACAGGCAGCCCGTAGGGCAGCTCACTGGTCGAGAGAATGTAGTCACGACTCTCCCAGAGTTCCTGCACGCCACTCTGGCTCTGGCTCTCAAAACTAGACGCACCGATCGTGGCTGTGATCGTGGCCGTGTTAGCGCCACGCTTGTACGCACAGAGCGTGCCGGCAGACGCCTTGAGCTGGCCGGCCAGCCACGCCGCACCAGTTCTAAGCACATCTGCCATCGTAACTCCACAGACCCACACAGCTCTCGCGCCGCGCAAAAGTGCAGCGACGCGAGAGCATGCGGATTAATCAGGCCCCTGCGTTGAGCAGAATGTCCACGACCAAATCACCACTGGCAGCCGCAGCAACAGCGAAGCCGGCAACCACTCCAGTGCTGTTGTCGCAGGCCACGTTGGCAGTCGCGTGGTAGTACATCTTCTGCCCCTGCGTCACGGCAAAGCCGGACACCTTGGCAAATCGAAACACGCCTTCGACCGACACTTGACCCAAGGCCGAAGCTGCGATCGGACGAGTCGCGACACCCAGCAGCGGCCCCATGACCACCACATCACCAACAGCCACAGCACCAGATGGCGTGTGGTTAATATTGTCGCCGTCTTGGAGATAGTAAGCAGAACCCATTTTGAAATCCTTTGAAAAAGTGTTGAAAGAAAAAGTATGCAAAAAATCCTACCGCCGACAGCTTGAGCACTGTCGGCGGTAGTGAAACAACTAGGAGACCCGCATGCCGTAGCAGCTCTTGCTCTCGGCCTTGGCACAGCCAAAGTCGAAGAAGCCACGCATCTGGATGCCGAGCACGTTGAAATCGGCGTTGGCCGTTTCGACCGTCGGGCTGCGCTGGCCGTTGAGGAAAGCCACCTCCATTGCTGGCAGATCCATCGGATCAGCAGCGAGCCACCAGGTTGTGGCGCTCGTCAGGTAAGACGAGCTCACAACACGGTAGCGACCAGCCAGCACGTTCTGTGCAGGGCCAGCCGTGGTGTTGCCGCTGATCAACAGGCTCGACCCCATGATCTCTGCGGCTGCGATCTCAAGATCGACAGGGCAGAGGATGAGGCTCGGAGCGATCGCCAACGGATTGCCGTCGGTGTCGGTCAGCTTTCGGAAACCCTTCACGGCGAGCTTCAGGCCAGCCAACGCCAGAGCGTTGCCTGCACCTGGGGTCGGCTGCGAGTAGTAGGAGTCGTTAGACGCCTCGAAAGCAGCCCAGAACACCTTGTTGAGCTTGATGGCAGCGCCACGACCGATCCGCGATGGGATGGCCGAGAGAGCACCAAGATCGTCGTTCACAAGGTCATTCCGTGTGATGGAGCTCATGATGCCGTAGGTGTCAGCCGAGAGCGTTCGCTTCTCGTCCGATGCTGCAGCGCTCTTCAACTCACCACCAGGGGCGACCTTGTCAAACTCGAAACCACCGTTCAAGCGGTAGCTGGTGACCGACTTAAAATCGTTCACGCTGCGCACGCTGCTGAGTTGGTCCCACGTCGCTTCGACGGCGTTGAACCCGTTGAGCAAGAACTTGCCGTAGGTCGCCGACAGGATGTCGGAGATGGCATTGGTGCTCCAAGCCGCCTGCATGACGGGGCGAAGATTCGCACCGTTCAAACGGGTCGATCCGGTGTAACCTTGAGCCTGAGCAGCCTGCACCAACACCTCTCCGAGGGAGGTGTGTCGGTAGTCACGAGCAGCAGCTTCGAGCGTCTGCACGTCGAAATGCTTCTCGATGTTTGGCAGATTGCATTGCATCGCAAATGCTGCCTCGATGATCTTTCCCGTCGGCACGGCTGGCGTGGCAACGTGGATAGCAGGAGTGACCCGCTCGTCGCGAGTAGCGATGATCTTTTCCATTTTCTCGACTTTCTTTGTGAGTTCCTCGATCAACTTGGTCGAGTCGGAAACAGTTCCCGCCTCGATTGTTTCAGCGATGGGCTCTACGGCGACGACCGCCGTAGCTTCCGTAGAGGCCAAAACCTCTTCGGGCATTTCGTTGGCTTCCGCCATAAAAATCTCCTCCGCATCTGCGGCGATTGATACCGACGTTGCGTCATCGGCTCCCAGGGTGACAAAGGAAACCTCTCGCAACTTGGAGGCTTTCACGATTCTGATTGGTCCGTTAAACAC